AAGAAAATCTTCCTGGCCTCGACGCCCACGATCAAGGGGCTCAGCCGGATCGAGCGGGAGTTCGAATTGACCGACCAGCGCCGCTATCACGTCCCCTGCCCGCATTGCGGCGGGCTGCAATGGCTGAAGTTCGAACGGCTGCGCTGGGAAAAGGGGCGGCCGGAGACCGCGGCTTACCTCTGCGAACACTGCGAGGCGACGATCGCGGAACGACACAAGACGTGGATGATGGACGAGGAGAACGGGGCCGATTGGCTGCCGACCGCGGCCCCCGATGTGCAGGCCTCGGCCGAAACTGCGGGCGTGATCGGGTTCCATATCTCGGGGCTCTATTCCCCGCTCGGGTGGCTCTCGTGGGAGGAGGTCGCGCGGCGCTGGGATCAGGCGCAGGGCAACGACTCCGCCCTGAAGACGGTGAAAAACACCGTCCTCGGCGAAACCTGGGCGGAACGCGGCGAGGCGCCAGACTGGCAACGGCTTTATGAGCGGCGCGAGGATTGGCAGTTGGGCCGGGCGCCCGCGGGTGTGCTGATCCTGACCGCCGGGATCGACGTGCAGCGTGACCGGATCGAGATCGACGTCTGGGGCTGGGGGCGAAACTTGCGCTCCTGGCTGGTCGATCACGTTGTTCTGGAAGGCGATACTGCCCGGGCAGAAGTCTGGGCCGATCTGAACGAGTTTCTCGGCATGACATGGGAACACGCCTCCGGCGCCCGGATGGCTCTGGCGCGGGTGGCGATCGACTCCGGCGACGGGGCCACGACCGACGCTGTCTATGCCTGGGTGCGCCAAGCGGGCCACGGGCAGGTGATCGCCATCAAGGGCGTGGCGGGCTTTGACCGATCAACGCCAGTGGACGGCCCCACCTATGTCGAAACCACTGAAGGCGGCCGGAAGCTCCGCCGCGGTGTTCGGCTTTGGAAAGTGGCAGGCGCCGTGTTCAAGGCCGAGACCTATCGCTTTCTGCGCCTGGCCGCGCCGACCGACGAAGAACGGTCGGCCGGGGCCGACTGGCCCGCAGGTTTTGTCCACATCCCGAAAGGCACCACGGCCGAGTGGGTCAAGCAGCTGACCTCGGAGCAGCTGGTCACCCGCAAGACCCGCACCGGTTACCAGAAGCTGGAATGGGAACAGACCCGGGAACGCAACGAGGCCCTCGATTGCCGGGTCTACGCTCGCGCCGCCGCCTGGCTGATGGGGATCGATCGCTGGGACAACGCCCGCTGGGAAGCGCTGGAAGAACAGATCGGGCCTGCGAGGCCTGCCACCACCCCCGCCGGTCAACCCGACCGGCCTCAACCGCAATCTGCCCCGAAGCGGCCAACAGGCTGGCTGGGGCCCCGACGTGGAAAATGGCTCTGATGTCCTTCTCGCAAGCCGAACTTGATGCACTGCGCCGGGCCTATGCTGCGGGGGCGCTGGTGGTGGAATATGACGGGCGGCGGCTGACCTATGGCAATGCCGCCGATCTGTTGGCCCGCATCCGCTTCATTGAAGGCGAGATGGCGACCAGTTCCGGCGGGTCTCGCCCCGTCGCCGGGAAAGCCAGCTTCAGCCGGGGCCGCACATGAAACCCACCCCGCCAGATGTGCCCTGGGGCCTGATCGACCGGATCGTAGCCACCGTCGCGCCCCGCACGGCGGCCCGGCGCTACGCCGCACGGGTGGCGATCGCCAACCTACGGCGCGGCTATGACGCCGCCGCCCGCGGGCGTGGCACCGATGGCTGGCGCGCTGGCAGCACCGCGGCAGATGCGGAAATCGCTGTCGCGGGTGGTGCGTTGCGTGACCGGATGCGCGATCTCGTTCGCAACGACCCGCTCGCGGCAAAGGCGGTGCAAGTGCTGGTGTCGAACATCGTCGGCACCGGCATTCGTCCCCGGGCCGCCGCGGCCGATCCGGCGCTGAACAAGCTCGCCGATGATCTCTGGAAGCGCTGGGCGCCGCGGGCCGATGCCGATGGGCACACCGATTTCCACGGCCTCACCGCCCTGGCCGTGCGCGAGATGATCGAAGGCGGCGAAGTCTTTGCGCTCCGCCGTCGCCGCCGGGCCAGTGATCGGCTTGCCGCCCCAGTGCAGATCCAGCTCAACGAGGCCGACCACCTCGATGGCGCCAAGTTCGACAACCGGCCCGATGGCGGCCGGATCGTCCAGGGCATCGAATACGACGCGCTGGGCCGCCGCCGAGGTTACTGGATGTTCCCCGACCACCCTGGCGATGCGATGCCGGTTTTTGGCCGCAGGTTTAAATCCTTGCGGGTTGGCGCGGAAGGGGTGGCACATCTCTTCGAACGCCAGCGGGTGCAGAACCGCGGCGTGCCCTGGGGCGTGCCTGCGATGCGAGCCTTGCGCGAGTTGGGCGACTGGCAGACCGCCGAACTGGTGCGGAAGAAGATCGAGGCCTCGATGGTCGGCTTCGTCTTTGGCGCCGACGAGGATCAGCAGTCGATGGCGCCGGTGGTGCAGGATGCCGATGGCAATCGGATCGAGCAGTTCGAACCCGGCCTCATCGGCTATGTCCGCAACGGCAAGGACATCAAGTTCAACACGCCCGCCTCGACCTCGGGCATCTACGAATGGAACCGGGTGCAGCAGCACATCATCTCGGCCGGGTTCCGCGTGCCCTACGAGCTGATGACCGGCGACTTGAGCCAAGTGAACTTCGCCTCCTCCCGCGTCGGCCTGCATGAATTCCGCCGGATGGTGGAAGCGGTGCAATGGCAGGTCGTGATCCCGATGTTCTGCCAGCGCATCTGGGATTGGGTGATGGAGGCCGCCTGGACGGCCGGTGTCCTTCCCCAGCCCGAGATCGCAGTCGAATGGGCGCCGCCCCGGTTCGAAAGCGTCAATCCCCTTCAGGACGTCACCGCCGATCTGATGGAGGTCCGCGCCGGGTTCTCCACCCCGGCCCAGCAGATTGCCCGGCGCGGCTACGACCCGCGCGAGGTCGTCGAGGAATGGCAGAAATACGCCGCCCTCTTCGATCAGCTGGGCCTGATCTTCGATGCCGACCCCCGCCGCGTCAGTCGCGCCGGTCTGGCGCAAGCCGTGGACCAGACGGGCAGCAGCCCGCCCCCCGACGAAAGGTAACCACCATGCCCCCGGAAACCCTGAACCTCCCGCTGATCACGCGGGAGGCCTCGCTGCGGCTTGTCCGCGGCGATGGCGACGACATGACGATCGACGTGATCTGGACCACCGGCGCCACGGTGCAGCGGCGGCGCTATGAGGGCTGGGATGATGTCGTCGAATATGACGAGGAACTGGTCGTCACGCCCGGTGCCGTCCGGATGGACCGCCTGAACGCTGGCGCGCCGTTTCTGGACTCGCACCGGTCTTGGGGCCTCGAATCTGTGGTGGGCGCCGTCGTGCCCGGCACGGCCCGGATCGAAGGGGGTCAAGGCTTTGCCCGAGTGCGGCTGACTTCGGCCCCCGATGCCGCGCCGATCGTGCAGCGGATCATGGATGGGACGGTCTCGGCTGTCTCCGTCGGCTACCGCGTTCATCGCTACGACATCACCAAAGCCCAAGGCCAGCGCGAACTTTGGCGCGCGGTCGACTGGGAGCCGATGGAAATCTCCGCCGTCGCTATGCCCGCCGATCCCGGGGCGCATATCCGCGGCGCCGATGGTGCAACCGGCACCGCCCGAACTGAAACCCTGACCCCCTGCCTCCTCACCCGGGCCGATGCGCCCGCCCTTTCCCCGAACCAGACGAGGACCACCATGCCCGAGACCCAAACACCCGAAGCTGAAGCGAACGTCGAAAGCCGCGCCGCGCCCATCACGCCGCCCGCCGCCGATCCCTCGCTCGACGCAATCCGCACGGAGGCGAACCGCGCTGCTGCTGAGATGCTGGCGCTTTGCGAGCGTCACGCGCTGGGCGCGGGCTTTGCCGCCGATCTGATCCGCCGCGGCCTCTCGCTCGACGCCGCCCGAGCCGCGATCCTCGACAAGCTGGCCGAGGCGGATGCCCCGGCGGCCCGCAGATCGGAGCCTGTGGCCGCCACCGCCCGCGGCACTGGCGCGGCGGATGCCGCCTATCGCGATGCAATGTCCGAGGCCCTCCTGCACCGCCACAACCCCGGCCGTGCGCAACTGACCGACCGCGCCCGCGAGTTCCGCGGCCTGACGCTCCTGGAACTGGCCCGCCACGCGCTTGACCGGCGCGGCATCGCCACGCGCGGCCTGTCGAAGATGGAACTCGCGACTGAGGCCCTGATCGGCCGCTCGGGCCTACATTCGACCAGCGACTTCCCCCTGATCCTGGCCAATGTCGCCAACAAAACCCTGCGCGCGGCCTATGACACCACGCCCCGCACCTTCACCGCCTGGGCGCGGCAGGCCGTGATCACCGACTTCAAGCCGGTCGCCCGCAACCAGCTGGGCGGCGCGCCGGACCTGTTGCGCGTCCCGGAATCGGGCGAGTTCACCTACGGCACGATCGGGGAAAGCCGCGAGGTCTATGCGCTGGTGACCTATGGCCGGATCGTCGGCATCACCCGGCAGACCCTGATCAACGACGACCTCGACGCTTTCACCCGCATCCCTTCCGCCTTCGGCGCGGCCGCGGCCGATCTCGAAAGTGATCTCGTCTATTCGATCTTCTCCACCAACCCCAACATGGCCGACGGCAACCCGCTGTTCCACGCCTCCCACGCTAACCTCGGCACGGCGGGCACCATCTCGGAAACCACCCTGGCCGAGGCTTACCGCCTCTTCGGCAACCAGCGGGGGCTTGAGGGCCGCCAGATCAGCGTTCTGCCGCGCTACATCATCACGCCGCCGGGCGTCCGATCGGTTGAGGCTCGCAAGAACGTCACCGCCACCACCCCCAACGCCGTGGCCGGGGTCAACGCCTTCGCCAACCGCCTGGAACCGATCGAAGAAGCCCGCCTGATCCCCGCTGCCGGGCCCGACCCGTGGTTCCTCGCCGCCGATCCGTCGCGGATCGACACGATCGAGTTCGCCTATCTCGAGGGCCAGCAGGGTGTCTACACCGAGACCCGTTCCGGCTTCGAGGTCGACGGGATCGAGATCAAGGCCCGCCACGACTTTGCCGCCAAGGCCATCGACTGGCGCGGCCTCTTCCGCAACGCGGGCGTCTGACCACGCACCTCTTGAAGGAGAACCCCGATGAAAAACTTCATCGCCAATGGCGAAACCATCAACATCACCGCCGCGGCCGTCATCGCCTCTGGCCAAGGCGTGCTGGTCGGCAGCATCTTCGGCGTGGCCGAAGGTGCCGCAGCGATCGGCGAAACCGCGGTCATCCGGCTGATGGGCGTGTTCTCACTGCCCAAAGCCCCCTCGCAGGCCTGGACAGTCGGCCAGACGATCTACTGGGACGCGGCGAACAGCCGGACCACCAACGTCCTGACCGGCAACACCCGGATCGGCATCGCCACGCAGGCCGTGGCGGGTGGCGCGGGCGATACCACCGGCATCGTGCGCCTGAACGGGGGCGCGACCTGAGATGTCGGCCTTCGCCATGGCCACGGCCGCCCTCTTCTGCGATCCAAACCTCGGGCAGGATGCGCTTTGGCGATCGGGCGGGGCTGGCGTGCCGGTCGCCGTCCGCGTCATGCTGCGGCGGCCGGATGCGGCGACCGGCTTCGGTGAGGGCCGCTTCGTCACCGGCTGCGTGCTGATCGATGTCGAATGCGCCGCGCTGGGCGCCCTTGCCCCGGGCGACACGTTCGAGGTCGGCGGCGTGATCTACGAGGTCCGGGGCGAGCCACTGCGCGACGCGCTGCGCCATCTCTGGAAAGCCGAGGCTCGGGAGGTATGAAGATCGGCGCCAGTATCGACGGCGACTTTGCGGCAATCGCCACCGAGATCCTGCAAGAGGCCGAAGCCGCCGTCACCCGCGGGGTCTTTGCCGCCGGGCGGGGCCTGCGCGACGACTGGCGCGGGCAGGTTCGGGCATCAGGACTGGGGTCGCGCCTCGCCAACTCTGTCCGGCATGCAGACTTCCCGCGATCGGGGACCAGCCTTCGCGCCGCCAGCCTCGTCTGGACCAAGGCGCCCGACATCCTGCATGCCTTCGACGGCAGCGTGCTGATCCGCGGCAAGGACGGACTCTGGCTTGCCATCCCTCTGCCCGCAGCAGGCCTCACCGGCCTCGGCCGCCAACGCATCACGCCCTGGCGCTGGGAACAGCGCACCGGCATGCGCCTGCGCTTCGTCTATCGTCGCAACAGGCCAAGCCTGCTCGTCGCCGATGATGCGCGGCTGAACAGCCGTGGGCTGGCGGCGGCTAAGGGTGGTCGGCGGCGGCGGGATGGGGTTTTGACCGGGGCTCAGACCGTGCCCGTGTTCCTCTTGTTGCGACAGGTGAATATGCCGAAGAAGCTGGACCTTGATAGGTTGGCGCGGGAGGCGACAGCGCGGCTGCCGGGGGCGATCTTGGGGGCGTGGCAAAAGGATCGGTAGCTTCTATGATGTTGACGATTGCTTCACGATCTCTTCAGCATGGACATCATTTTCGGATCGATGCAATCATCGATGACGTAGTCAATCACTTGGGTTAGCGCAGCGATCTGTTGACCGTCACGTTCATCGCAGTTACAAGGAGAATGCCGTAAGCTCATAGCAGAGCCCCGCCTTCAAATGGCTCTAAATGCCTCCTAAAAGCGGACGGGCACGTCGAATCGTGCGCGGCACTAAAAAGTCATGTATGAGATAAATCGCACACACGCCCGATGGGCGTTTAAGGATCTGCTGGGACAAGCGAATCATTTTCTCATTACCATTCTCGTTGGCCTAAACGGCGTGCGAGATGGGCTTATTGAGAAAGATGAAGAGTTTTCAACTTCATGGAATCCACAAAGTGTCGAAAGATCAGCAGATAGAAGTAGAGCCTTTGTTCTTGATCTCGCTTTAGTTCGTGCGATCGACGCACTGGACACCTATATGATGATGTCCGCAAGAAAGCCCCGGGCGATCTCGGATATCAATTTTGGAAAGCGAATGGACGGGACTGGTCGCAGTGTTTCGAAGCGGTTGGCTGTATTTGAGGAATTCACCTCTGCACTTCCGCAACACCATAAAGCAGCCCTAGAAGTTTCTATAGGGTGGAGAAATAAGCGAGTACATTCTTTGGCTCAGGACAAGATAGACTCCAAGACATTGAAGTTGCTTTCCAACAATGCGAATCATTTCAAGCAAGGCTACAGCGGCCTCGATATTGAAGATTTCTTAAAGCGGTTCACCTCGGGAGCTTCGCCGACATTCAAGGATGCGGCTGCTGTAATTAGAATGACACATGAGGCAGTTGAGCACTACGACTCATTTCTTCTGCAGAACCTTGATGTTGAGATGTATTTGAAGGAGTCACTGCTAGCATTCATGAAGACCGAAAATGCCAATCCAGGCAAAGTCATTCGCAAGACTTGGGATAGCGAAAAGAAGGAAGAGAAAGTCCTGCGGCTTCTGCGAATGATTGGCGTCAACAAAACTGAATCTGTTCGCGGCCGAAGAGTCCCAGATCAATTTGTGTATAGCTTGGTTGATCTCAAATACGAAGAAGTCCTAGAATTTCTTGAGGATTGATTTCGATTTGTGAAAGTCCTCTAACTTGTAAAGTGGCCGCGTGCCATCTGTGTCCGTTGGGCAGTCGAATAGGCTCGATGCTTTCTGCACAGCTTTCATAACTGGAGATCTCACTTGCCCACCCAATCCACGGCCGAGCGCCTGCTCGCGTCGCTCCACACCCTATTATCCGGCGCGATGCCAGCTGGAAGCTGCTCGAGCAGAACTTGCCCGGCGGAAATCACTGCTGAGCCTTAATCCAAGAGACTCCTGGCTACTTGCCGAAACTGCACTCATCTATGCCAACCTTGGTCAAAACAATAAAAGCAGGAGCCTGCTGCTCCGAGCGCTGAAAATGTCTCCTGACGATCGGTATGTCCTTCGGTCGGCAACAAGGTTTTTCGTCCATATTGGCGAACCCGACATTGCTCAGTCTGCGCTAAAGGGTGCTATGCGGACAGAAATTGATCCCTGGTTGATGTCAGCAAGGCTGGCAACCGAGGCTGCTCAAGGAAAAGCAGTTACATCTTGGCGGAGAGCCAAAGCTCTTCTGGACAACAGGAACTTTTCAAATCGAGATCGATCGGAACTTGCGGCAGAGATCGGAACGCTGGAGCTTTCTGGTGGTTCTCGGAAACAAGCTCTCCGCATTCTTAAGCTTGGGATCAGCGACCCTACAGAAAATGCGATAGCGCAAATTGAGTGGGTTGGCAGAAGCTCAAGAGCTTTTAATCCCAAGGATTTCCTTCCAGATCTTGGACTATCTGATGAAGCAATAGCAAATCGGGCCTTTGCGGAGTCAAACTGGACAGGCGCGCTTGATGCGGCCGAACGCTGGGCCGCACTTGAACCCTTTAGCACCCGTCCGGCAATTTTCGGCTCGTTTGTTGCATCAATCTTGAACCACTCAGTCGAAAGAGGACTCGCGCTCGTTCGCGCTGGACTACGGTCAAATCCACGCGACTTTACGCTGCTAAACAATTCCATTGTATTGCTTTGCTATGGCGGCCGCCTTGAGGCCGCCCGTGAGGAGTATCGGCGCCTTCAGGAACTTCCAAGCAATAACATCGACATAGTAACTCGACTCGCAACCGGCGGGCTGATTGCGTTTAGAAGCGGCGAGGTCGAAGAAGGTATAGACCTGTACGCTGCAGCGATCGAAAACGCAGTTCAGTTAAAGGAGCCTCTACTCGCATTTCGGGCTTACTGTTTTAGAGCCCGCGAGATGGCGCTTCTTGATGGGACTATTGCTCGACTTCTGTCTGACAACATCCAGGCCGCGATTTCCTTTGTGGAAAAACGCGGAGTTACGCTTCCAAAAGAAATCGAGATTCTCAAGGGCCAGATCGATGCAGCAGCGGGCGCTAGGCCGCAGCTTGAGTGGGGCGACATGTCGAAGTTTGACCTTGTTAGCCAGCTCGCTCTGCTCGAATAGCATCAGAAGCCCCGACCTGCCCCCTGATCCTGTCGACTTGGGTCGCCTGCGGTTTTCGCGCGTTCCTTATCCGTCTTGGCTACTATCCCACTGGAATCGCACGCGGAATTCGTCCGTTTGTTGACCTATTGTTGACCCGCCGGGAAGACAGCAAAAAGCCCCGCTGGTTGGCGGGGCGCATGTCTTTGATGTTGCTACAAGATTTTGGTTGCGGGGGCGCGAAACCACCGAGAGCGAACTGAGTTTCGAATGGCTGTGTGACGGGCCTACCCTTTGTAAGCGTTCGCTGTGGACCACGGCCTTGTCAGCTTGACGGCTTGAAGCTCCAGGGCAGCAGATCGTCGATGCGGCTTTGCGGATGGCGNTGGCGA